CGAATAATCCTTTGGAATATTAAGAACTCACTAAATAAATACGAACCGTCGAAGTCAGCGACAAAGAAATGGCAGACCAGCACACGAGTATTGATTTTACCATCCTTGATGTCATTGAAAACCCGACTGTCGGTGACACTTTGGGAGAACCCAAGATGTTTCATCTAGATGCTCCCGAGAGATTTGAGATGCAAGCCACAAAGCAAGCTAATGGCTCGTTTTTGGTGCAAAGCATGGTGATAGGAGATGGATCAACTGAGAACTATTTTCAGGGCACAAGGAGGATATACGATCCTATGGACAAGGCGTTCAATGCCCTCAGACATGACTTTGTGGCTTCAAAAGGGACAGCTGACACAGATGTTCAATTTAGAGAAATAGATCCCAACTACGATGCTCAAGACCCATCCACATATCAGAGATGGCATAAACTCACCCCTGATGTGTGGAGCCCCAGTACAAGGTGCATTGCTGAGCTGACAACCAACCTTTCTGGATCCGCTGAGGGCATGAGGAGAGATTATGATCTGAAGGTCATGAAGTATGAAGAGTATGTTGCCCTAGCACATGTGAATCAATATTTCGTCTTCGTTGTATCCCCCAACTCTGTTCTTACTAACTTTCCTGTGAGTGACAATGTGGTTAAAGAGCTTTGCATGCGCTGCAGATTCGGTCTGGCATTGGAAGCCAAGATCATTGAGATCACTGGGAACAACCCTTTCACCTCTTCTGAGATGAGAGAGAAGGAGAAGATTGTGACCCACGTATTGAATAGCATTGCCAGATCTGAAGAAGAGGATCTGGACTTCACACACGAGATTGTGGAGATGGGTCTGCAGCCCTTGACAGAGGCGGAGAGGACTCGAGTGTACTCTTTGATTGCACAGCAATTTGATGCCACTCGTGTCTTAATAGCTCACCCCCGAAGCGACATGCTAGATTATGTTACATCATTCGATAACAACTCTCGAGCAAAAAATGATTTGAAGAGGGTCACAAATTTCCCGTTTGTGGTGTCTTTCAGAGGGGAGGACTCAGATTATGTCCCTCTTAGTGATGCCTACTGGAATGATTTTGATAACCTTCCTGACTCTTTGCAATCTGTCTGGTCAGAATGTTTTGCAAAGAATAAGCACATTCCCCTGAGTGACGCTGAGGCAGCAGATGTTGAACTGTCTGCCAGGTACGCCAAGAACCAACCATTAAAACACAGGATCCAGAAGCATCACACTTTCAAGCCTCATCTGAATGACAAGGACAAATTAGCTCTGGCTCTTGTCGGGATAGGAGCCAAGGAGATGGCAGGTGGACAGCACAGAGAAGACATGGCCAAGAAAGCTGCATACTCGCACCTAGGATTTCACCCAGAAGCTGACACTCGGGACATTGAGGACTTCTTACATGGAGAACACCTGACTCGTAGATATGTGGACCTGGAAGCAGATAAGATGTATGTCACTAGGATCTTCCAAGAATCAAAGAAACTGTATGGATTTGACACCAAAATACTCGATTCTGTTCAGGTTTTCACAGACTACATCTTCAAGAGTGAGATCATCTGTTTTGCTGATCTCATGTCGTGCTTCATGTCAGAAATTGCCATGTGCTCAAAGATCTTAACACCACCGGGAACTTTCACCTTCAAGTATCTGCGGTACTACAGAGCAGGCTTCGTGGCCAAGAACACCGGGACGCACATCTTCATCTCCTACATCTTCGACAAAAGAACTTCACAAGAGATAGACACAGGAAGAATGGGACCCACAATCTATGATGCTGGGCAGTTTCTCGTGAGCGATTGGGTTAGTTATGACCCTCAGCACATAGAGCACTACATGAAGTGTGGACCCCTCATGTCAGCTGTCATGTCTCACTACCTGTCTCTCTTCAAGGTAGATGTGACCACTGTTGAGCCAGACTCCTTCTTCTCAATATTCTCAAACCAGCAATTCTGGCACACCCTTAAACTCACACTTCTGACCTTTCTGAACAACAAGACTGATCTCGAGGAAGTGATTACCAACCAAAGGTACTTCCTCATGAATATTTTGGATGAAATCAACCCTGACCCGTACAAGTTTGTGAAGAGATTGCCAGAAGTTATCCGAAGCAGGTTGACATCGTACATCGTGAAAGAATCAATGATTCTCATGGATTACTATAGTGTTGAGAAGGTTGAGAAGACTAAATCCATTATGGATGGAGCAGGGCTGGTGACAGCTAGCTACAACAACCTGAAGTCTGTTGTCTGTCCAGGCATTCTCACATTGGAACAATGCATCGAACTCTTCTATGTGGGTTACGTTGTTACCAAGGAGAAGAGTTCAGGCGCACACAACAATTTTGCCATCTGCAAAAAGCTCATGAGAGAAGAATTCAAATACCTGAAGAACAGAGAAGAAGGGAGGAGAGTGGTCACTGATCTCGATGTACCTGCAGACCATCAATCAGACAAAACATTCCTGAAATTTGTGACAATTGGACTTGAGAGGCTACTGCATCTAAAGGTAGGGCCGAATCACAAAGAGATTCTTCTCAGGGAAGTCACGTCCCAGATGGCAAACGTCACTTTCCTAGATCTGGCAACTCTGAAGGCATCTGCTCGTAAGAGCCAAGAAGACATAGACACAGATGACATTAATCCTACAAGTTTCAAGGATGCTCAGAACAAGATGAAGGAAGCTGATCCTGAGAGCTTCATGTCCCGACCGAAGGCCATCACTGCACTCAACGACCTGATTGAGGATTACAAAAGTGCCGGCAATCATGCGCCCACTCATATCATAGAGCTCATCCCTTACTGCTTCGAGAAGATAGAGGGCAAGGGCGGGTTTGATAGCGATCTGTTCTCTAAAAGTCAGCATGGTGGTGTCCGAGAGATTCACGTGTTGGAAATGATGGCTAGGATCCTGCAGTTCTTCTCAGAGTTGATAAACAGAGTTTATTGCAAACACTTTGAATCAGAGAAGTTGACAAACCCAGGAACGAAGGACTCCTTCATCCCAAAGCATTATAGGGACGCAGCAATCGCCTATGAAGAATTCCTCACCTTCTGCTGTTCTGGAGACAAGAAGACTTGGTGTCAGGGGAACCATGCTGTCAGATTTGCCACTATCCTGACAGGTGTCGCTCACGGCAAGCTGCACAACTTCATCTATCGAGTCTATCTTCTGTGGGTCAGCAAGAAGATCACTCTTCCAGCCGATTTGATTGCCGTCTTCTTAGCGAATGACCGAACACCCTCTAGTGATCGCATCTTCATCGAGATGAGGAAGAGGTTCATGACAGGAGAAGAGCCTTTCCTGAAGAAGGGGGGTAGGGTAGTGAGAATTAGGAGTGGCATGTTCCAAGGCATCCTTCATTTTGCTTCCAGTTTGCAACACACCGCTGTGCAGGAAGTCTGCAGTGTCATCATTTCTGACATCTGGACATCTATCACCGGGAAATCCATGAAACAGACTATTGCTCAAGGGAGCGACGACTACGGAGTACTATACTCAATACCATATGATAAAGCTAACGTGGTGAGCAATGTACATTTGCTGAATAGACTAGCGAGACTACGCCCAGCTCTGGCTCATCTGACCGGTTTAACAGACTCAGACAAAACAGCCATGTTCGTCATGGATGTCATCGAGTTTAACTCAATCTGGACTGTCATGAAGGCAGTGAAAGCACCGACCCTGAAGTGGGCAATTGCTAGCATGGAGATCTCTCTTGTTGAGAACTTCATAACCAGGTTTCGCCAGTTCTCCAACAGTCTCTCACAACTTCTCGAAGGCGGAGCAAGCACCTTTGAGTGTGCTTTGGTGCAGCTGTCGCAGGCCTGGATGCATTATAAACTGCTAGGTCTGGACGGAAGTCTGCATTTTAAGGGTCTGGTAGAGGATATTATTGAAATACCAGATCCTAATACAGGGTTTTTCCCCTTAGAACCTGATCTCACATGCGGAGTCACCGGACTGGACTATTCTCTATACCACCTAGCCAAACGCTCAAAGTTCGGGTCCCTTTTGGTCTCTGTTGAATCTCTTGCTGAGACTGACAACTTAGATTACAACCACAGGAAGTCGAAAGTCTTAGGAGAGCAGACCAGATCGCTCACCATCTCATTCTCAGATCCTAAGAAGTGGAGAAGCATGATGAAGAAATCAGGTCTTGCAACCTATGAGGAGTGCATAGCTTATTTCGATACACATCCTGAGGTGGCATTTGGGGGAAAGTCAACATGGGAGGAGGATCGCCTAGCTATTGCCCTGAAGATGTTCTCTCCTGCTGTTAGATCTAGCCTGTCCGGGAAGCAACCCATCCTCAGGATGATGGTGGCAGCAGGATATCTTTTGAATCGGCCCTGTTTCAAGTACAGAGATCCCTTCACCGAAGGCACAGGCTTTGTGATGATGTCTCTCTTAGATGCCATAAAGAAGAAGAAGCAAGATTTTTACTCTTCTGATTACGAAGACCGTGATCCTGAGAAACTCAAGTCACTATTCCCCATGTGGGCAGAATACGACCACTTCTATGATGTTAGCTCTGAGCTTTACAAAACCATGTTTTTTGAACCAGCAAGTTATCACAAGAAAGGAAGAGTTTCATTGCAGGTATATGCAGACCCTACTGATGAGAAGTTTCCCCTCATCTCTCTGTGCAATAGGAAGTGGTTTGCAAAGAAGTACGCTGTCAGAGTAGGTGAAGATCTCTTCAACGAGCTATGGACAAAAGTGAAAGTCAAGTACATCTTTGTGAGAGACACAGTGGACGAGACGGTGAAGTCTACTGGTCTTCATGTGATCTTCCTTAAGGCGTACATTGAGAGTACCATCAGCAGAGGTAGGTTCCTCAAACTCTTTGACACTGCAGCAAAAGGCAGTAACATTTACTCTGCTCTCACTAGGATCTACTGGGATGGGATTAAAATTAGATCCCATAGAGAGGCGATCAATGAGAGTAGCCTCAGCGATCTTCGCTCCACTATCTTCTCCCTTTTGAATTTCTTCTACAAGAACCACTTTGCTAACCACCTGGTCAAGACTCTTCTGTCCACGTCAGAGTTCCTGAAACAGAACTACTCCGATCTCCCAGATAATGCAAGGAACCTTAAGGTGATGAGGGACATAATTACCGGAACAATGTCAAATGAATTGGCCATCCAGTATATCACAGAAAGACGAGGAGGAACGGTAGGATGGTTCTCAGTGATTCAGAAATACTCTCCTCAGGTTCGGCATAGGATTGGTAGAGGTGAATGGACTGGCCTTGTCGGTAGGGTGCCTGTCATCCTTGAGTTGGAAGACAATATTGTGACCAGAGTGATAGTAGGGTCTCTGGCAGACAGTGACAACACAACACGAGGGCTCCACTCTCTTATCTCAGACTTCAAGTTGCTGTACCCAGAAGTTCCTAGACCTTCAAAAGACAACATCTATTTCCCCAAAAGAGGCACCTTTTCCAAATGTCTAGAGCCTATGAAACTCTCAGTTCCAGTCACCCATGAACCTGAGCTGAAGATCAACCGCTTTGATAATGTCTCCACCACCAATTGGGAGATAGACTCAGACCCGTTTGGAATCAAGCTTGTTAATTATACTTCAGAAGGACTTAAGGCAGTACTGCTATCAGAGAGGTTTTCCTCAAGAGACTGGGATAAAGAATCACACTGGCTACTAGATCCTGGCACCATGCTCCATAGGTGGCATCGCGGGGAAGCTGAGACCATCTCTCACTGGGCTCAGCTATCTAGAGACATCATGTCGGAGAACAAGAAGAATCTGCCTTTGACCCGGTATGTGAGAGAGATGAGGTCAAAGAACTCTCCCACAGTCTACGATCTTGTCAGGTTACAATCTGCTTTCATCAGATTTTGGTCCGGATATAAGATGGATGATCGCGGCATTCTGCAGATGATGGAGTGGGGCCAGAGGAGAGAGAAGGAAAGAGTGACCTTGGGTGACATAGATCTTGACTCTTTAGATTTCCTGAGAGAGCTCAGGTCCGTGGAAGGAGTCGTGGGCATGAATGCGCTTGGAGGCCTTGGAGACATCTCAGCCACTCTTGAGGACAAGTCAGCTCAGTACGAGATGGAGCTGAGTGGAGCTCAATTTGCGCCATCTTCTGAAGAACTAGAGGATATAAAAGCAATGCTGGGGAAATCAGCACAAATGCAAGATGACCCGGAGGAGCTACTTGACATAGCCACATCCATGCCTCTCCACAACCGGTTCTTCAATAGACTGAACAACTACTTGAGTGACACCTACCCGAATGTAGCTATCTCAAACTTGATTGAAGATGACACTCCTTTCGAAGGAGATATTGGAGGATTGATAAGTTTGATAGCCGGAAAAGACAAACTCACTCATCTGGACTCCGAGGACTATGTCTTTCCAGAAGACTCTGTTTCTCAGGTGATCTCTTACATGTCGGGAGCCACGGCGAGTAGTCACCTTACAGGGCAGAGGAATCGGGTGAAAGAACTTGCTGAGCAATTGCGAGGGCTTTCTGGTTTCCCCTTGATGGTGATCCAACAGAAACTCAGGCTAGAAACAAACAGGTTGAGGGTGATGGAAGAAGGAGTGATAGAGCCATTTGGGGAAGACGCCGTGCTGCTAGGGTTGCGAACTGGTGAGTTCCTAATTGGTTGCTATGATGCTGTCAATCTACGAGGAACAGGTACCGTGAGAGAGAGAAATGCACTATCATTGAATGATGACGCGATCTGGTTAAACCAAGTCGTGGCAGAGCTCATTGAGTTCATAGAGACATCTCTGGAGATGGAAGAAATCGACAATGAGGTGGCTCAAAAATGGGTTGATGCACTGAAAGCACCTTACGTCTGCGTTGACTTAGCTTCTCTGGTGGCAAGCAAGATCGCAATGACAATAAAAGTTACTTTGAAAAGAGTCGAGACATACAAGCTAGCACCGGTAACCGCTGAGGGAGAATCCATGGGGGTCCTAGAGTTCGTCCTTGATAATAAGACTTGGGTCTGATCTCTCTCAGGAAGTCGAGGTCCTCTGAACCTCTAGACGAACATCGGCTCTTAGCAAAGTTACTGTTAGTAGTTTTGGCTATTGATCGAAAATGTG